GAGATGCGAACGCGGGGCATGGCGACTTCGATACTGCCATTCTCGTTTTTCGCCTTGAGCTTTACAGAGAGGGTCTTGCCCTCAAGAGCCTGCCCAAACCGTACAGCCTCGGCACGGCGGAAATAGACGCTCATGTCCATCGTGATGGAGCGTTTGTTGTCGGCGCTTTCCCCGGGATATTGATCCCCGATTTCTTCAAGGAATTGTGTCGGTAGGGACGCGGTAAAGGTAGAAGGGCGCATTTTTCCTTCTACATCGTCGATAAGCAAAATGACGCTATTGTTTTCGACCTCTTTACCGATGGAGTCAGCCGCAGGAAGCCACGGACCAATCTCTTCACCAGCCACCCACTCGGCAGGGGCACTGTCGAGGACGATAGTATCCGTAGCCGTATCAATGGCGGTGATTTGGTATTCTGTTCCGTCTTGTTTGGTTCTGTTGGTGATATAGCCCCCGATGGAAAAAGCCATCGATTGGCCTGTTTCAAGCTTGACGGTAGCGGAAGTAGGGGCTTCCGCCAGTTCCCCAACGCCAACAATCCCCGCCCTTCTTCCACGACCGGAGAAAGTAAAGATGGTCAATCCTTCACGGTCTACGGCCCATTCCAAGGACTCCACGGTACAACCGCTCATGAACTGTACGGTTTCATCATTCTGGAGCCACAAGGAAAGCGTGGGTCGGCAGGTATCCAATTTATAGGCGCGCTTGCCGGATACCGAAGTATCAAGCTTGCCAAGTGCCGCATGAAACATGGCGTCCCCCTGGGGTGCTCCGGCATTGGCAGCAAGCCGCGCCACCATCGGTAAAGACCAATCGCCGGGCGGCATGGCGTCTCTGGACTGGCTCACTACGTCAAGTGTATTGGAGAGTTCGGGGGAATCGGTATAGGTGGGGGCTTGAGAAATGGAACCACGGCCTGCCGGGGCCACAAAACCGGAAGCCGTCGGTTTTTCCAACTCTCCCGGAACCGTCTCAATCATCGCAAACGCCCGTTGGACGTTCGATTTCTGCACAGAGGGGCAGTACTGCGACATCGTTTACTCCTTTGCACCGCCCGAATAGGCGGTATACCACGGAATGATTGTAGAAATGAGGTAACGTCCCTGATCGGGGTCCGTTCCCCTGTTGGCGGTAGAGGGCACATCAAGCCATACGCAACACTCGCCAGTGTAAAAGGGGGTTTCCCTGATGAATTGCCAAAAATAGCTCTCTAGCCCACTGGCAATTCTCCACGCTTCATCAACGTTCATTCCCTGCGGTAGGGATTGCGTGATGATGTACACGCCTTCGCGGATAGCGAGAGAACCGGGGCCACCGAGTTCTTGTGTTGAGGATTCCCCCGGATTGAAACCCGTTATGATATGCAGCTTGGACAAGTCAGGCGTTGATGAGACGTTAAGCCCCAACCAAACGAACGGTGTCGGGGTGCCCGGCAAAAGCTCCTTCATCTGCGCAAGCATGGCGTTGTCAAAAGCTTTCCGTATGAGGTCGAGCCGAATCATGCTTTTCCAAGTTCCTGTTCAAGTTGCCGGGTCATTTCTCTGAGAGTCAACGAAACCATGCCCGCAGGGGCCTGTTCCTTTGACCATCCCGCCTCTAACGCTTCGATGTACTCAAGATTGTTTGAGATAAACCAAACCGATGCAGGAGCTGCCGATATTTCCTCAAGAGCAGAAGCGACAGCCGCCCGCACCTGAGTTTCTGAAATTTCTTTATCTTTGAGTTCGGGATACTCTTTGTCCGGAGCAACCCCCGATGGTGCCGTTCCGACGGCGAATTGCCATGAAGCCCTCGCCCGCCCCGTATCGACAGGCGTTCGCATGACGATGCGGACAAAGACTTCTGAGATTACTTTCTTGACGATGAGGAGGGCTTCCCCCTCAATGGTGAGCCGAACTTGCTCCTGTAATATCTTCTCAAACTTGTTCACATCGTCCGTCATGACGGAATCAAGTTCCTTGATCCTGCGACGGATTTCTTGGATGCGGTATTCGTAGGCTTCAACGGGCATTAGGCTTTTCTCCCTAATCGCTTATATCCCTTTGAACTTCCCGCACTCCGAACATATATTTTGTACACGATAGGGATAGAACCCGGTTTTGTGGGTTCTACATCAACGATATTCCACGCTTCCCCGTCAACATCTATCCAGTCGGTATTGTCAGGCTTGGGGATTGCCAAGCCTCCAGCCCAAATCACGGCATCGCCAACTTGGATGAGCGTTCCAATCTCCTGTAGAGAGATGGTGTCCCACAACCCATAGAACTCTGTTGGTATTGTCTCGACTTCGGGTTGCCCCGTGTCTGGATTTGGCTGTTCACTCTCATTCTCTTGAATGAAGGTCATGGCCTGTCCATTTTTTCTGAACTGGTTATCCGCTTTTTTGGCAAGTGCTGTAGGATTCATCGGTAAACCCACCACATATCAGGGTCTAGCCTCCATAGCCACCTGTACACGGCTTTTGTGAGCTTCCCTGTCAGGTAGCACAGGCGTTCCTCTTCATCGACGCTGGCGTCGGGGTTTATTTGCAACACACGGCGGCATTGCTGGCTAGCGTGCTGGCACTCATGGGAAACAATCTCTTCATCCCATTCCCCAACCGCGAAATGGATCTCCCCAAGTTCGTCAGAGGCATCCACCGTTCCATCCCGGCGCAGGGTAAAGGACTCGGGACACGTGAGTCCCTTGACGGCGGTTGAGCATTTATCACCGTGGCAATCCCTCGCCTTTTGCAACGCCTTCCCGTTCGTCCACAGGTAGACAGTCCAGTACTTGGGGCCGCCTTCAACCGGGATATGGGTATGGGAAAGGACTTGTGAGAGTTCGGGATGGTAGATGCAAGAGCCCATGCTATGCCCTCCCCGTTTCGGCAAAACCGGAGATACTCCCCGATTGACCGGGAATTTCCCTCAAAAATGCCCATACAAGGCCGGAAACGGCAGGATACAGGGTTTCGCTAGCGGCATCGTCAAAATAGCTGGTAGAGATAGGCCCAACGGTTTCAGACGCCACACGGCCACCGCGTTCGATGGGTGCAAGCGGGTCTTCCCCGGCAATGAAAAGCGCGGCAAGTTCGATACAGGCACGCTTGACCGCAGAGGGAACAGTGTCACAAGCGACGAATTGCATCACGCCGTGAATGTTCTTGACTCCGGTAGGTACTCCGGCGCGGGGCCACGCCATAGGCCAATCGTACTCAATTTTTTCGCCTTTCCACTTCAAACCGTTGAGGTAATCGGCGGAACGGATGAGGGCGGCTTCTTTAGCTGAAAGCTGCGGATCTGGCTCCAGATCGGAAGACGGCGGCGCGGGCCAATCAGAAACACCACGGGATAAAAGATAAGTGTCCGCTTCTGATACTGAAGCGTAGGTATTTGCGCCTTCGGGCATGGTTCCATCTTCAACGATAAGGGCCATATTTACGCCTCTAGTTTAACATGGTTGAAAATAGAATTTTCCATTCTTCTGATTACTTCATGAGTTTCAGATTCTGTAAGCCCCTGTCTTTCATGATGAGGTATTTCTTCATCAAGTGCTATAAAAGTAATGCTTGAAAGAAGTAATTCACACACTTCATGGAATGCCGATTTTTTTATGGATTCATCTGTAATTGGTTCACATACTTCTTGTCTTTTATTCAAAGCAAGGTGCGCTATTTTATGCAAATGTTTTGTATAGCACGCCGCTCTGCATCCATCTTCATATGTTTCATGAACGAAAAATATTTCCCATTCTGTAATTCCAAAGAATTTGATCCACTTGATACATTCTTCTTTGAATACAGAGAAATGTTTCTCATTGGTTTCATATATCATTGGCTTCTCACTTGTTCCCTACTCTTCTTCAACATAGTCACAGGGTGGCGTTTCTTTAAACCGTACCGCCTTGATGGTTTCCCGGCCTTCAAAAAGAGCCTTTGCGATGCGGTGCCATCCGTCCATGACGAACCCTGATTCATCAAGGATAATCGGACAATTCAGATCGGCTTGCTGAACTCGCTTCATCTTGCGGGCAAGGTCATACGCGCAAGAAACGGGGTGCCAAACGTTGGAACTGGCGTTGAGGGCAATCAGGGGCAAGTCAAACGGCTCAAGCTCTTTCGCCCGCTCAATCAAGTTGGCGACGATATAGACCTTGTTCCCGTCCCGATACTTGTTCTCGGAAAGCTTCGTGACATTGAGTTCAACCGTTTCATACGACATATCTTTGTCCTTTGTTCCGTTCTTGATTCCGGGCGGGACATGGGAGGCTGTGCCCCGCCCGTGGTCAAGCTCAGACGCTAGGCGTTAAGGAGTGCTGTTGCTGTGGGCCTGTGCTCGTGACCTTGATGTCTTATTGTCCTGATTCAAGCCTTTTGAGCTTTGCTTTGAGCATTTGGTTTTCACCCCGCAAGGCATCCATGCTCTGCCCCTGTGCCTTTTTACGCAACAGTTCAGAAATATACATATTTTGCTGGTTGGGGGTTCTTTCGCTCATGCGCTCGGCTTTACCTGATTCCTTACTCTGTTGAGGCGGAATCTTTTCCTCTACAGGCTGCTCAGGGGATTCTTTTTCTTTCGCCATAAAGACGCCTCCTAGCCCTGCGTAATCAGGGCAGCAAGGGCAATGCGCTTGCGCTCATACTGACGAGTCCAGTTGCTTGCCGTTTCAAGCTGCGCCAAGGTAGGCGTCTCTTCCAGACCGAAACTGAACCCCTGCGGGTGGATGATCCATTCAAGGCGGGAATGAACGATTTCTTCACCGCCGCCATTGCCCGCAGCTTCATCACGATGGATAGCAAAGGGGGTCTTCGGAGTGCCCACGCCGAGAGCTACCGCGCCCCGTCCGAACAGGTAGGTGTAATATTTAGCAGGAGAAGGAGAATCGCCAGTGACCGCAGGAACATAGGTCATGGCGTCATCCTGAATGACAGTAAGGCCTTGATAGGTGGGAATTTCCACCCTCCCCTCAGAAGCGGGGATGAAGTCAATCAGGTTAAGTTTTTTCATGGTGGCGTACACAGTAGAGTGTACGGCTACAGCAGTCAGAGAGGACGCCATGTCCCCCATCGTGGTTTGAGCATCGATAAATGCTTCGGCATTGAACAGGGCATCAGCGCCCGTCTTCCCCGTAACGTCTACGGTCATGACGGGACTACCTGTCGCCAAATCTGCGGCGATGATCCCTTTAAGAGAAGCCAAAAGTCTTTTGTTTTCTTGGGTATTCCAGTAATCGCCTATCTGATTGGTGATCGCCGTGGTAATGTCCAACCCCAAATAGGTATTGGTCAAATCCATCGAAGACCACGACTGGTTGAGGCTTTGCCTGACAGCCTTATTTTTCCCGCCCGTAATCTTTTTGGGCGTGGACTTTTCGGAAGGGTCATCCGAGGAAATGTTCGGCTCATCATCGGCAAGCGGGCCGAGATAACGAGGCGCAAAGGTTTTGCCGCCAAGATTGTTGGTCAAAAAGGCGTCGGCTTCCGGGTCACGGATCATAACCCCGGAATTGACGAACGCATTGCTGTTAAGCGAACGCATAATGATGGCTGCGGTCGCAATCTCCGGTACAATCGGCACATCGGAGAGACGAGTGGAAACCTGAGAACCGCTCTGAACTGCCATAAATACTCCTTAGAGGCCCGCAGGAATCGGGACGCCAGCTTCTTGCATCAACGCTTTGGCGCGGGCCGGATTAACGCTAAAAAGTTTCATTTGTTCCCCTACGTTCCAACTTTCCTTTGCCCACGGATTTTTGGCGGAGCTTACAAAGCTAGGCTTGGTCGCACCGGAACCGCCGGGCATGGTGTCCCGCAAAATGCGTTCTTTGTAGGGATACTTTTCGATCAGTGCTTCGATAGCCTCTTCCGGAGAAGCGAATGTTCCCGGATTGGAACGGCTGAAAATGGGCTGACCGTCGAGGGATGCCACGGCTTTAAGTTCGCCGTTTTCTTCTTTCACTTCGAAATGTTTGCCGAAAGCGGCATAGGCCATGTCAGCGGGAAGGGTAGTTTTTTCTCGCAAAAAGGTACTTGCTTCAAAAGCACCCCGCACAACGAGATTGCGAATCGCCGCGTTCTTGCTATCCAAGGCTTCTGTGAGTTTTTCAATTTCCTTCACATGAGCCTTGTCTTTATCTTCAAGCTTGACTTTCCATCCCTGATCAACCTGCGCCTTGAACTCTTCCACCTTCCCGGCGTCAATGAGTTTCCCGGCTTCAAGGTTGGCGACGGTTTGAAGGGCGGCCTTAGCCTTCTCCGGATCAAGCCCTTCAAACGGCTTGAACTTGGCATTGAGGTCATCCAGTTCCTTACGGCGTCCGGCGGATTCCGCATTCACAGCGGACAGCTTGCCTACAAGATCAGGGACATTGTAGGGGATTTCTTTGCCGTCATCGGCTACCCATACAGGGATACCTTCCTGCAAAACCGCATTGCCGTTGTCATCGAGCTTGAGTTTCATCTTTTCCTTCTCGGTTCGTTGTTGCGGCATCACGCCGGATTCATTGCCTCGGCTTCACGCCACCTCTGCGGCTCGTGCCGCGTAACTGCTCAGAATAGACGAGGCTGGAGAGGAAAAAACAACGTGATGTTGGTACGAAATACGAAAAGGCACAAAAAAATCCCCCGCATCGTCTGACACGGGGGATATTGATTGCGGATGGAGGTGTGATTTTGTAGGATAGGGATGTGGGGCAACCTCTCCCGAAAGGAGGGTATCCCCATGAAACGCTTCCTCCGGGACGTTCTCGTTGGCTTGCTGGCGAGCGTTCTTGCGGCTGTGGTGGTTCGCTTGCTGAACCTCTAAAAACGCAGTTGCCCCGGTAGGGAGCGAACCTACCGGGGCGCAAAACTGTGATGCTGAATCACGGGGGACGTGCCCCACACGGGGCGGTGAGTGTTAGCGCACTTGCCGCCCTTCTTCTCTAGAAGATAAATTTTCCTGTTGGGAAGGTCAAGAGCCACTAGCGCAACGGATTTCCCTGTTCATCAAATCCCAACTGTTCCAGCGTGTACGGCAACCCTGTGCGCTTATCGCTCAGGTCTTCCCATCGCACTAGCCCCTCTTGAAGCAACCTTCCACGCACTGGTCCGACACTGGTTTTCAGCTTGTCTTCTGCGGAGAGGGATTCCCACCAGCCGCCGAAATTCTCTTTCGTGGTGCCGAAGTTCAGGATTTTGCGACCGCCCGTACCTATCGG